CGAGACAGGTTCTTATGACTTTGATCAGGTTGAGGAGTATTTAAAGACTGGCGGGGATTTAAGTGAGGCTTTTGAAAGAGCTGTCTCTAAAAAAGCAGAGACTTTTGAAGAACTTGTATACGTATCAGAAGCATCACTATCAGCGTTTACGACACCGCCACTTCAGGCTTTAAAATCTCGTGGCTTAACCCCACAAGCTGCTGACGAATACGAGTTGCTGTGGGATACTCGTAGAAATTTGTGGGTAATACCAATTAGAGATTTAGACACAGGTAATCTTTTAGGTTGGCAGGAAAAAGGATACCAGGACAGGTATTTCAGGAACCAGCCAAATGGTATTAAAAAGAGCCGCGCTTTGTTCGGTTATCAAACTTATACTGGCGGAGACATGATTGTTGTAGAGTCCCCATTAGATGTAATTAGGTTGGCTTCTATTGGACTTACAGGAGGGGTAGCTACCTACGGTTCTATGGTTTCAGAGCACCAACTTAAATTCATTAAACGTGCTGACCGTATTATTTTTGCTATGGACGCGGATGAGGCAGGAGTTCTTTCCGCGCATAAACTTTTAAAGGCCTCTAAAGATATGGGGTTTGAGTGCTGGTTTTTTAATTACTCAGACACTACCATGAAAGACGTTGGTGGCATGAGCAAGTCTGAGGTTTTAACAGGGCTTGAGTTTTCTCGGCACTCAGTTCGCTACGGATTAAAGGACTCAGTTTAATGTTTACAGGAACACTACTCCCCTACCAAGTTGATGCCGTTGACCGCATGTGCGAAGAGCGCAACATGCTAGTGGCTTATGACTTAGGTTTAGGAAAAACCGTATTAACTATTGCAGCCCTTGAACGACTAATGGATGAGGGAAAGATAGAAGAGCCTGGATTGATTGTCTGCCTCTCTAGTTTAAAGTACCAATGGTCTAACTCAATAACTAAATTTACTGAGGGCTCTTCAACACCGTTAGTTATTGACGGTACCCCTAAGCAACGTCAGGCTCAATACGAAACTGCCAACGACTGGGTTAACTCTGGAGTTGACTACATTATTATGAACTACGAGCAGATCGTAAACGACTGGAACTATGTTAAAGATTTACCTAGAGGATTTGTAGTTCTTGACGAGGCTACCGCAATTAAATCTTTTAAATCAAAGAGGGCAAAGCAAGTAAAAAAGTTAGCTAACGCTCCGTTTAAATTTGCTTTAACAGGCACACCTATTGAGAACGGCAAGCCAGAAGAACTGTACTCAATTATGCAATTTGTAAATCAATCTATTTTAGGAAGGTTTGATATCTTTGATCAGGCATTTATCGTACGTAATACCTGGGGTGGCGTTGATCGCTATAGAAATCTACCTACGTTACATGAGAAAATGAAAGAGGCTTCCGTTCGGAAGTCGCAGAAAGACCCAGACGTAGCGCCATACCTACCAGACTCAATTCACAAAGAACCTATCTTTGTTCAGTTCGATAGAAAAGTTGCAAGGCTTTATAGAAAAATAGCTGACGATTTAATTCTTGACATGGACAATGCCCAGGCTATGTTTGGTGGGTCCTTTAACATCCTCTCCCATTACGGCGTTGGATCAGGCCCTAACAGTAACTGGCAAGCAGATGAGATTCGAGGGGCTATCATGTCAAAAGTTCAAGCTCTTAAAATGCTATGCTCTCACCCCGAGTTATTAAGAACAAGTGCCACTAAGTTTAAAGCTTTAAACGGAGAAGGTTCTCAGTACGCCTTTGACTTGGTAGAGGCAGGGCATTTAGATGGAGTTGTAACTTCTCCAAAATTAGAAACTCTTGTTGAATATGTTAAAGACTTTTTAGACCAGCGCCCTGATAACAAGGTCGTAATTTTTGCTACGTATGTCGATATGGTAAAAATTATTCAAGATAGACTGGGAGCAGACATCTCTCGAACTTACACAGGACAGCTTGATGCTAAGACTAAAGAAGATAATAAAATCGCTTTTAACTCTTTACCTAACGTTCGCGTTCTTATTAGCTCTGATGCTGGTGGTTATGGTGTCGATCTTCCCGCTGCTAATCTGTTGGTTAATTATGATATGCCATGGTCTTCTGGCTTGGCTACGCAACGCAATGGTCGCATAAAGCGAGCTTCTTCCACATGGGAAACTATCGTGATTCAAGACCTTCTAGTTTCTGGTTCAATAGAAGTTCGTCAACACGAAGCCCTACAGCAAAAGAATTCAATAGCAAGTGCAGTTATGGATGGCGAAGGTATAGACGACAAAGGTGGGGTAGATCTAACCCTAGGGACACTTAAATCTTTTATTCAAGGTACCTCAGTCTAAGGAACTACTTGTACGCCTTCTTCTAGCATGTCTACTGGAAATTCTGCTTCTGGGCTCCATGCTTTAAACTGCCGAAGAGTAGAGGTATAGGATCCGCTTCCCCCAATTTTTACTTGGGCTCTTACAGGATAATCCGTATCTATAGACCAGCACATTGAGCCCTGCCATTTTTTAGGGGCGGATTTACCTAGAGTCCAGGTAGTAGTTCCTGTGGTATCTAGTTTTCCATTAGGCAGTACACGAGCCAATCTAATTTTTACATACCTAGGTTTTTTCTTACCAGTAAAGTTTAAATGTACTTTTGAGCAGTATAAAGTTCTGCCATTACCCTTTTTAACTATGTCGGTTCTATCCTTTTTAAACTTCATAGTCACCCATTTGCCCGTTTTTATAGACTGGTTTTCATAGCTTTGCCACATTACCGTGTTGCTAGGGGCTGCACTTACAGGGGTCATAAATAGGCAGGTTATTAATAATAATAAAAATAAGCGTTTCAAAGTCTTTCCTCCAGTGACTACTCCAGATTAGCCATTAAAATATGAGGTTTCCTTTTGAAACAAGTTTTTTTCTAATGTACAATGGGTTTTTGATTTGTCCTTTTGAACGCATGTTATTTTTGCTGTAAACTGGAACTCGTATGTTAGACAGAACCAAGGTTCTGACCACCGTTGTTGCGCTTCTTACGAGCGTGCTCGTAACGCTACCAACAGCCCAGGGTCAAGCCAATGCTAATGAAATACAGACAAGAATCGAAGCAGTAACTAAAGTACCTAACCAGGGACTTATAAGAACCGCTAAGCAATATATCGGAACCCCGTACTGTAGAGGCGGGAAAACATCCAGATGTTTCGACTGTTCTGGGTTTACAAAATACGTGTACAAAACACAAGGCATTAATTTGCCACCTACAGCTCATGATCAATATCGAGTAGCTCGAAAGATATCTGCTAAGAACGCAGTTCCTGGAGATTTAGTATTCTTCTATTATAGAAGCGGCTTTATCTATCATGTAGGTATCTATATGGGCGACGGAAAGGTACTTCACTCACCAAGACGTGGATCCCACGTCAGGATAGAAAGTATATGGACCTCACGGGTCAAATACGGTAGGATTTAATCTACCTTCCCGCTTAGCTCAACGGCAGAGCGCCAAGCTGTTAACTTGGATGTTCCTGGTTCGAATCCAGGAGCGGGAGCTGGTATAGTACGTGCTGTACGTACAACTATTTCGAAAGAGGAACATATGCCAAACCCAGTTGCCAAACCCAAGATTTCTCAGCCTTGGGGTAAGCCAAATCCACGCTACTCTGCTAAGCGCCACACAGGTATTGACTACGCAATGCCAGTAGGTACTCCTGTGCTTGCTGTTGCAGACGGCAAAATTATTAATGTCATGTCAGACAAGTCTTACGGAAATGTAATTGTTCTTGAAGCGTCTGCAAATGGAAAGAAATACCATATTTGGTATTGCCACCTTTCTACCTCAGCGGTCAAAAAAGGCACATCAGTTTCAGTTGGACAGGAAATTGGAAAATCTGGTAACACAGGAAACTCCACAGGTCCCCATCTTCACCTAGAAACTCGTCAAGCGCCTTTCCGTTACGGAAACGATGTAAGCAATCCTTTCATCGAAGACCCTGCAACTATTCACCCAGACTCTCCAAAAGAGCGTCGCGTTGGATTTATGAAGCGCATGGCTGCAGCAGTTACTACAGAGAAGCCTGCTCCAACTAAGAGCATCATCATGTCTGAACTTACCGTCAAGGGCAAGAACGATAGCATTACTATTGTTCAGTCTGCTCTAGTTGATACTGTTGATCCAAAACTAAAGGTCTCAGGCTCATGGGACGCAGCAACTGTAACCGCGTACAAGAAGTGGCAGAACACTCTTGGGTTCAAGGGTAAGGATGCTGACGGCATTCCTGGCACTAAGTCCATCACAGCACTCGGACAGAAGTACGGGTTCACTGTAAAGTAAGCTATTAGAGCGGGGTCCCTACGGGACCCCGCTTCTTTGCCCCTTTAGCTCAGTGGTAGAGCGCGCCCCGATATTGCGAAGGTCATCCGTTCAATTCGGATAGGGGGCACTTTTAAGGTATACTAATTAAGTCTCGAATCCCCCCTCTGCTATTAGCAAGGGGGATTTTTCTTTGTCAGTACAGGTGTGTAGACTAGTGTGTATAATTAAGTATGCCTAACGCACCTAAGACCCCAACTCGCACCCTACGGGTAGATGACGAGTTATGGCTGGCTGTTCAAGAACAGGCCAGAAAAGACGGGGTAACCGTCACCAGTATTATTATTAACGCTTTGTATAACTACTTAAAAGAAGCCAGACTTGCAGAAAGTCAGTCCTCCCCTGTAGAGTAGTTTCTATACCTAAGGGGGTCCGTATGGACATCAAAGAGTTCCTAGAGCAAGTTCGACAAAGTGTCATGCTCAAAGACAAGATAGACCAATTAAATTCACTGCAATCTGAAGTTCGTTCATCGTTAAAAGATGGAGTTAAAGAACTTGGAGAAGAAGACAGCAGAGGCCATATTGTTGTTGAGGTTGATGACGAAGCGACAGGCATCCGTAAAGTTATGCATCAGAGAAAAGTTTCTAAGTCTTTAGATATCGAAGTTGCTGAAAACATTCTTAAAGAAAAAAACATTCATGAACGCTGCGTCACCATGGTTCCTGTTCTAAACGAGGATGAAATTATGGCAGCCTTCTATGAGGGTTTAATTACTGAAGAAGACATTGACGCAATGTTCCCAGCCAAAGTAAGCTGGGCATTAGTGATGACAAAGAGTTAGACATGGAAGATTTCATTGAAGAGACATTCTCTACGCTAGATCAGTACTACCCAGGTAGTAAACAAAAGCGTAGAGAGACAAAAGAGAAGCCTAAGGTTGAGTCAAAGACCTGGGACTCTCGTCCTTCTGTGAAACCTTTGCCTAATGGTCAAGAAGTAGAAATGTTTACTCTTGGTGCATTAGCAGAGGCTATAGGGCGTTCAGCAATCACAGTTAGAACTTGGACGTTAGAAGGCGTGTTTCCTAAATCCCCCTACCGCTTACCTGCAGTGTCAGGTACGGATGGTAAGGTACGTGAAGGAAGACGCCTCTACACAAGACCTATGATTGAAGCCGCTGTAGAAGTATTTGACAAACATGGATTACTCCACTTAGATAGAGTAGAGTGGTCTAACCACAAGAAGGTAACTCTTGAGTTATCTGAAATGTGGGCTAAGATTCGCGAAAGTGAAATGCAAACAAATGCCGAGTAAAGGAAATACAATGCCAGTTAACCGTTCGATTGAAGAAGAAAAGTACGCCGTAGCAGATAACTTCGGTGATGACTTTGATGTTGATGCCCGCCCAGAGCAGGCAAAGACTACAGCCCCATCCGCCGCATCTGTCGGTTCAGGTTGGGAAGCCGCTGAAAAACTACACACTCCATCAGGTGAATACCCTGTTGACTACAAGAGCAGTGAAACTATCCAGGTAGTAAAGTTCATTGACCCAAATGGCCCATTTGCCACATACAAGCAACACTTCCTAAACAAGCGCACAGAAGGCAAGCGTTCTTTTGTGTGCTCTGCTAATGAGCCACAAGGCTGCCCACTATGCACAATGCTTGGTGATAAGCCAGAAGAGAAGCGCGGGTTTACCATTGTAAATCTAAGTGCTAACCCAATGCAGCGTCAGATTCTGACTGCTACACCACGATTCTTTAAGACCTTGCACGCGGCACATTTCTCGCCACAAGGTCCACTAGATCGTCACTACTGGGCACTTAGCCGTACAGGTCAAAAGCAGACCACGGTTTACCACATGAACGCGATTAAAGGCCGAGATCTTCAAGAGGATTGGAGCATTAACGAGGCTGACGCAGAAGCCGCAATTGCATCCTTTGAGCCGTACGACAACACCGTAATTCGCATGACGCCTTACGTTGATCTTGTCGCTATTGCAGAAGAACTTCTCTAACAACACACAGACTGCCTCCAGCAGTAGGACCCCCCTAACCTACTGCTGGAGGCTCTTTAGGGGCATCATATGAATATAATTACTACTAGTGACCAACTAAAAGAAATGGTTGAGCACTACCTGACTCAAGACGCTTATGCGTTTGACGTAGAAACTTTTGGACCGCACAGAGGCTTGACGCCCATTAACGAAGTTCTTTGGGTTACGTTTGCTACGCACGGTAGATGCGATGTTATCCCTATGGGACACCCTAACGGAGACTTTGTAGAGGAACTATTTCCGCTTACAGGACAGGGTGAGAAACGTGTTGAAGCGGGTCTTACTGCACGCCCTAGCGATTACTCCCGAGATAAGAAGAAGGCCACAAAAGTATTTGGTCCTCCGCCACAGCAGCTTTACCCAGCCGAGGTCTTTAGTCTTTTAAAACCTTTATTCTTTTCCAAGGATGTTTTAACAGTTGGGCACAATTTAATTTTTGATTTAACCTCCGTAGCAAAGTATTACGGTGGTGATATTCCTACGGGTCCTTACTTTGACACTATGATCGCCTCATTTATTAGTGACAACCGCAATAAGAATAAGTGCGGACTTGACGCTTGTTTACAGCGTGAGTTTGGTTATGAAATGGTTAAGGGTGTAGGTAAGGAAGTAGAGAAGTACTCATTTGATGAGGTGGCTAAGTACGCGTATCTTGATGCTAAGTACACATTCTTACTTTGGAAAACGTTAGCTCCACGTCTTGAAGCCTCTGACCTAACTAAGATCATGACGCTTGAAATGGAAGTCTTAGAAGTTCTATGCTCCATGAAACTTACTGGAGCACCTATTGATGTTGAGGCTCTTGAGCTCTTAGACAAGCAACTTAGAGAAGACATTGAGATTTCTCGATCCACTATCTTTAAACAAGCGGAGCGGGTATTTAATATTAACTCTAATCAAGAAAAACAGTTTTTATTGTACGCCTCAAAAGATGAGGGCGGTAGAGGACTACAGCCCAAGGTACTAACCTTAGCGGGACAACGTAAAGCGGACGCTAATCAAGACTTAACCTATGCGGATTACTCTGTAGCGGCTGACGCTTTAGAGCCTTACCGCAATAGAGATCCCCTAGTCTCTGCCATGCTTGATTACGCAGATCTTAACAAGTTAAGTACTACCTACGTAGTTCCATACCTAGGCGGAGAAGTTGTTCGTACTACAGGAGGTAAAGAAAAACGTGAGCATAAAGACTCGTTACTCATCAATGGTCGAATCCACTGCGACTTTGTACAACACGGCGCTGAGACTGGTCGTTTCAGCAGTCGTAACCCTAACCTTCAAAACGTTCCTGCGCCTCATACAACACACGGAAAGGCAATCAGAAACCTTTTCTTTGCCCCCGAAGGATACAAACTTGTAGTCGCGGATTACTCGCAGATTGAACCTCGCGTCATTGCGTCTATGTCTAAAGACCCTATTATGATGAAAAACTATTTGGATGGCGGAGATATCTATACCACGGTAGGTGACACTATGGGTGTAGATCGTAAAGCAGG